AAATAATAATCTTCCCGAAGTTAAAATAATTTGGGAATCTGAGTATAAATTAGGTAGTTTTGGTTCAAGACCAGTCTCGTATGATTTATATTTTTTAGAGGCAACCTCAATAGGGATTTGTTGAGTTGAAGTAAGATAAATGCTACTTTTATCTAAATTAATATTTTCAACTTGAGGTATCCAAGGAAAATTTTCATCAGTATGTTGATCATTTCTTAAAATTGTAATAGGATCTCCATTTAACCCAGCATTAGACCATGGGTTAAAGGTTTTAGAACCCTGAACTGTAGAGCCAAATCTTAAACTTTGACCCCATCTTCCTTCATAAATTATATCACCTTCAAAAGCTTGAATATTTTTTATGTTATTCCTTTCTGTAAAAGTATTACCTAATTTAATTTCTTTAGGAGTATCTTGAACTCTATTTACTATACCAGCCCTGGTGTGGGAATATGGTTGTTGTTGGTTCAGGGGGGTTGTATTTCCATCTAATAAATCGGGAATAGCGTTATGGTGATTACTATTCCAAATATTAATTGATTGAAAATAATAATATTCTATTTCTGAAGGGGTATTTTCAATATTTGAATTTGGTAAAGTTAAAATATAAACTATTTCGTTTATAATAGGATAATTTTTAAAATTAGAAAATAAAGGTTTTGCTATAACATTTCTATTTTCGGCACTATAACTCTCTCCTACTCTTTGAAATAAAATAGATCCAATGGATGACCACTCCCCATAATAATTAAAAAGATCAGGGTTAGTTTTATCATCTAAAATAATATCTTTTACACGAGCAGCAAAAATCCCACCTTTTAATGAGGTTTGGAATTTTGGTTTTGTTAAATACCCTAACCCATTTCTAATTTTCGGTAAAGCCATTATTTTCTTTTAGTTCTGGGAAAGCACCTTGTAATCCCTCTAATAATTGATTTTTCTCTTCTTCAGATAACCCTAAATCATCCCCACCACCACTAGATTGTAAAGTTCTTTGAACTATACCTGCCATTTTAATAAGTTGTTCATTATTTTTAACACTTATTTCTAAATATTCCTTAATTAAGGGAACTATTAAAGTGGCATCACCTATTTCTTGGACTAACGGTTTTAATTCATTAATTAGAACAGTAACTTGGTTATTTTTCTCTTGTTGCAAATCGTAAATTTCTTCCAACAAATCCGAAAATTTTTTACCCTTAAATATTACAGAATCTAATAACCCCATTTTATTTATAAATATGTAGGGATTTAACTATTGGGGAAACTCACCAGTATCTAAAAAATATAAATATTTTTCCTGAAAAATAGAATATAATACTTTAGCATTTTTAGTAATATTAGGGGTTTTAACATCTATCATTTCCCTAATATAAATGTAAAGTGCCTTTTTATTAAAAACATCTATTTTATCTCGTTTTCTAAATAATTCTAAAATACAATCTGCTACCTTTTTATCCTCGGGTTTGATAAAAAGAGTATCTAAACGTTTAGAACAATAAGTCACAAAATAATCTATAAATAAAGATAATCTATCCTTTTCACTTAATCCCTCAAATGTTAAATCACCCCACTCATATTCTTCTTCATATACCATGTTTCTATGATTTAAAACTGGATTATTACTATTATCAGCATCTGAAGAGTTATCCTGGGTTTTTTCTATTGAAGAGTTTTTTATTAGTTTTTTATAGTTTTTTTCATTATAAACTATAAGATATCTTTTTACAATAGTACCAAAATAGGAATATGCCTTAGCTCCTTTAGAAGGATCAAAAAGATGAATCTTAGAAAGAAGGAAGGTTATAATTTCGTGTTGGAGATCTTCTAAATCTTCAACATCAGTATTATAGAATTTAAAAGTGTGGATTATATTCTCTGTAAGTTTATAATAAGGCCAATGAATATATGTTTGGTATAAATCACTCCTTTCTTTTTCACATGTAGAATTGTTATATTTTACAATTGCGTTTTCAGTATCTTTGGTAAAATATTGTCTTTTTTGCTTTTTAGCTTTATGTTTTGCTATTATATGGTCCATCTTCGTCTAGATTTTTAACGTTAAATTCGTTTAGAATTTTTTGTAATTCCATAACCTGATTGAAGAAAAAACCTATTTCATCATCGGACTTAAAAGTGCCCTTATGATCTATTTTTTTAAGTCTCTCATCTGTTAATTCTATTATCTGAGAGAATTTTTCTACATAATTGAGATATCCTATAATTAAATCCTCTGCAGTTTCATTTTTTCTGAGAAGGTTATAAGTAGTATATCCTAAAGCTCCTACTAAAATAGTTAGGAGTGATATTATAATCCAAAGTATCATAAATTATTTAACATGTTTTTCAACCCCGGACTACTAACTGAAGATAATGCTTTTCTTTTAGCTGATGGTTTATTTTTAGTAGCGTTCGGTGTTGAGGGTGAAGTCTCTGTATTGAATTTAGGTAACCATTCTCTTTCAAATTCAATTCTTGTGGCCATCATATCAGCATGATGGATTATAAAAGGTAGAGACGTACGTGGTTTTGTTTCCGGGAGATATGTTTTATAATATGGTTCGTTTGCAGAATCATATAACCCATCATGTAATTTAATACCCAACCATTCATTTGGAGATACCCCGATGTTATTTGAGGTAAGTAAATAAATTGATCTATCTGGAACAGACATATAGGAGATTTTAGTATTGAAAGTATACATTTCTCCTAAGTTTTTCTTTCTCCATTGATCCGTAGAGGGTATGTGTGAATATTCTTCTCCATCCCCCATTTTACCTAAATCATGGTTAATTGCTGAAAATACTATTTCTTCTAGGGTAAAAGTATCTTTATTCACACCCATATCACCCCACACTGAAGTTAATTTAAGGGCACATTCAACTACACGATTAACGTGGTCAATATACCCACCTGGGAAGCAATTATGATATGCTTTTTTATGTGAAGCAGGCATTAACATAATTTCCTCTTTATGTTTTTCATAAAAAGAAACTAATTTTCCTGCTCTGTCTGGGGAGATGTACTCGTTAATATAACCTATAAACTTATCCCATTGGGATTGGATTTGTTCTGCTGTTAATTCCATTTATCTGAGTTGATTTAATTCGTTACCTGAAAGAGGTTCACGTTCAATCTGGGTGCGAAGATCTTCAACTATATCATTAATACTATCAACTGCTTTTTTGATATCCCGAGGATGTTGATTAGTAGAAACCATGTAGTTAATCTCTCTAGTCTTATTCTGGATACGTTCCAATTTTTTGTTGAAATAATTTCTATTTCTCATAATCTAAAATATTTTAATATTTAATTACCTTAAAAACCTTTGTTTTTTTATTGTGGTTTCAATACGGTATTCTGAAGTTACGAAAAGTATCTTGGGGAATCAAGTCTTTTGGCAGAAGTCTTTAGAAAGATCCGAAATTTCTTTAAGATATGAACATTTCTCATACTCTTCCTGATCTTCATAATATGAAATGCAATTATCAAGTGCAAATAACAAAATTTTATCCGACTCTTTTTCTAATATTCTTAAATCATCTGGGTTAGTAACATCTAGACAAGTTAGATAAAAATATGATCTTTCATATAACATAAACTCATATGCATTTTGAACGTCATCGTAATCTGCTCCTATATCAAATCCTTCAACTTGCATTAATAATTTATCCCCATGAGCCTTATAATTATAAATTAATTTTTTAAACATACCCACCCAGTATACAGGGGTATTCATTATATCAGTTAATGTGGTTTGATATGAAGAATCCTCTTCCTGTTGATTCTTACCCTTATCGTTATTGGAAAATAATGAAAAAAAATTAGAAAGATTCATATTTTATTGGTGTAAAGTAGCTAATGTACCTTCAAGAGCTTCTATTTCAACACAAAGTTTAGCGTATTCTTGCACTACATTCTTTTTCTTAGGGTTATCAGGATGATATTTCCATAATTCATCTTTAACTAATGCTAAATCAGCTAATTTATTTAATAAATAGAGATGTTCTGTTACTTCTGTGGGCATAAGTTATATTAAAGGTTTAATGTAAAATTATTATATATCATTTTGTATATAACCTTGTTGTTCAGCTTCCTCTGGTGTAATTGATTCTACACCATCTAATATAGATCCAGTAGGTACAGAACCATTAACCCCTAACACCCAATCCGTACCATTAGTATACCATGGATAACTATAAATTGTAGTACGTTGGTTTGATGGTTGGGAGGTATTTAAATTATAAATATTAGAAGATGCTGTTTGCACTTCTCCTTCAGTTGTATATTTGTAATATTTCATATTAGAATATTGAATAATGTCCGTTTATTGCTGTTTCAATGTTTGATTGATCACTAGCTTTATCTCCTTCATATACAATAAATTCTTGCATACTATAATTAGCAAAATTAGCTGTACCATATCCTAATATAAAAGAACTAACCCCGTTATCTAAGCTACCATCAATAGTTAATAAATGTTGTGTATTTAAATTACTACGTACTCTTGCTCTAGTAGCAAATGTAATAGCAGCACCATTTTTTCTATAGGTATTTGACAAATAATTAGGATCATTTCTCGTATTTGTTGATGAGTTACCGTTTTGTGCTATTAATTGAAATCTTGCATCCTCTCGATATAAAATAGCTCTGTCAGTTGATACCTTACTTACTGAGAAGAAATAATGTTGTCCCGTTGATGGTAAGTATGTAGTTTTTGTTCCCGAAAGATTCATCAGGGATGTTCCTCCACTATCAGCTATTCCTGTAATTATAGGCTTTCCATTTTCTTTTAATACTGCTCCACTTGATACTATTTGTGGTTGTTGTGCATCCGTAGTTTGTTCTAAATCTCCACCATTACCACTTTGATCATACCACTTTGCTATAAAACCATCACCACTACCACAATGATCTAATAATACGGCTTCATCAAGATTACCGTCACTATCAAACCCTATATCAGCATCCACATTAGAACCATTACGTACTCTTATACAATTTCCACTATAAGTAGAACTTAATTTACGTACACTATAGGCAATTTTAACATTTGCTCCATATTGATCTAGTAGTAGAAGATCACCTGTAACAAGGGTTAGTGTTCCTGTACCTCTTAACTTAATACTCCCTCCTCCTGAAGTATCAGTAGGGGTAAATGTTAATGAAGAAACTCCTGGAGGGATTACAATTCCAAATTTAAAATTATTCTCAACAATTCCCCTATTGGATATTCCAGAAAGACTACTAAAAGTTCCTGCTGTATAACTTGTAATGTCTATATTATAGGAACCATTTGAATTTTTATTAGTATTTTGTTCAATAAAAAAATAAGATGAATTGCCCGGATTAGTAAATGTAAAAGTTGTTCCTCCGTCAAATGAAGTAATATCTACTCCTTCTCTTAATTGTTCAGGGGTATATGTGGGCATGGTTTTTTTTATAAATATAGAAAAATACCCCCAATATAGGGGGTATTAATCTAATCAAATAATTAATTTACATACTCAAGTGCCATATTAAATAACTCTTGATTAACTTTTTGATTTTGAGCGAAGTTCTTAATTTTACGAACTTTACGGGTTTTAACTCCATAATTATACTCAAACATTCCGTGAATTACTTTTTCTTGAAGTAAATTAAATGTTGACCAAAGCGAACCATCAGCATCCTCATTACGAGTTGGTTCAAGTAATTCTTTATAATCAATGGTAATCGCTTTTAATTTATCTTCTGAA